AAATTAATCTTAAGTGTGTCTGTTGACAAAACAAGCTGTCCGCTACTATTTCTGCTCACAATATACATCAGTGTTGACAATGGATTAACCGGGTTGGGTCTAAAACCAACACGATAGACTCTGCCAAAGTTAGACGGCATTGTGTAGACACGCGCCATCGCGTCCTGCTTTGTAACAATTCGATTCTGAGCATTTGAGTAATCAAGTGCAATTGCTCTTAAATCTTCAAGTGTTAAAGAATCTTCACCACCAACAGCAGCCTCTGTATTATCAACTTCAAATGTAGCTCGTATTACTGCTGCAATATTTGAAGGTGTCGAAGGAGGAAATCTGTGAACAAGACGTGAGATTGTGTTGATTGTTCCTGCACCAACATTGTTATTAAGACCACCGCCATAGCGGTATGAAACTGTTATTGTTGTGTTTGTTGGCGACGTTCCAAGACTTCTTGTTTGTAAAAGTGTATTAGGATCAATAACAGCTTTACTAAATGTTCTCTTTGCGCCATAAAGAGGCAACGCAAGCTCTGATGGATCTGGAATAATATCATCGTCTAACGAACTAGCATTACCCGACCCAAATGTAAGTGTTGTTTTACCTGTTACTCTACTAGCTGCTGCTGTGAATCGCCTGGGCGCAGGCATTATTATTAGAGAATCTTCAACAGTATCGCTGTCACTTGTTGTATTTTGAACTGCTTTATAGACAACATCGTGTGTTAGTGAGTCAACCTCATAATACTGATTATTGTCAAGATCAGACACACTTATTATCTCTGTGATATTCTGGTTAGACAGCGTAATTGTTCTAAAAGGGATAAAATCATTTCCAATTGAAAAAGTTTCTATTTCTGTTCTGCCAGATGAACAGAAGCCTACTGCTCGAACAACAAACCTCGTTGGATTACCTAGTGCATCTTGTGTAAAGATCTTATATTGTGCGATCAAGTTGCCATTTTTATCTAGTTCACCAAAATTAAGATCTTCTGTTAATTCAAATACAATACCTGAATTTGAAGTGACCTGCGTTCCAGCCTGGATTATCGGTAGATACTGTTGATTAGGTGAATATGTACCGTTAGAAAGTGCAGCAGGTATGACAGCATAAAAATTAACATTGAGAATTGCAGGTGATGCACCTGCAATTTTTACACCTGCTCTTTGGATTAAACGCTCAATATTATTAACATCAGTTGCTGTTGCAAGATTAATTTCGTTGAATTGATAGTCTAGATAATAAGAGAGAACATCGCCAGTGTATGCCGCCATGTCTATAAACATGCCTGCGACAGATCCCTCAGACACATCTTTTATTTGGTCTGAATAATAGCTTTTTGCATATGTTGAAAGATTGTCACGCAGGGCATCAAAATCTTTTCCAAGATATGATCTCTGCCTAATTTGTTTTAACTTTTGCTGTATTGCAGACATTATCCCATTACCTCAAGAATAATCTTGACACGTTGATTTGTTGCTCCGATCTTCGGTACACTGTAATTAATCAATAGCTGGTATTTAGCCATTCCATTGCGTGTAGATGGCAAGTTCTGCATATCAAAAGTATCAAGAGTGACAAATGGCATATATTTTTCAACTGTTTTCATAATTGATTGCATTGCAATTACCTCAACATCAACATCAGATGTATATTCAGCAAGAATTGAACGAAGATTTCCTCCAAAATCATACAAGCCTAATCTCTCACCATAATTTGTCAATATCATGTTTCGTAAATTATCTTGAATTTGATCTTGAATAGTTGTATTCATTTGGTAAGGATTTCCATTCCCACCAAGCGACATGGGTGTCTTAATACCAATTGGAAAGACAGGGGCAGCGGGCGCAAGTGTTCGAAGTTGCGCTGTTGTTGTGCCTATATTTTTAAAACTACGTTCAGCCATCATTTATAACTATTGAGCATCTTAAGTTGCTCATGTTACTAGACCAACTTCTCTTGCTGCTAAATTTATAATAATTCCTGGGCCGACAAGCCAGCCTAGAATTGAAACAATAGCCATTTGTGATATTTTTTTAATAAAAATAAGCATTGTTGCAGCAAGTGTAACAGATTTACTAATATCAGGTACTAGTGACGATATGATCGTTTTGATTAAGTCAAAAATCGATTGTACAATGTACCTAATAAATGATGTTATACCTTGCAGAATTGCTGCTATAAGCTCGCTTACTTTACTAACCAGTAAGGTAATTCCTTGAATTAACCTCTTAATAAACTCTAGAAAGAAGTATGCGATACCGGGTGGGTAAGGTGGTGAAATGTGAAATATAGGTAATGATGGAAGCGCGGGGAGCGAGATATCTGGAAGTGTGATATCAAATGAAAAATTAGGTATCTGTATATTAAGAGAAGGAATTGATGGAAATGCAATTATAGATTCAATAATCCTTCTAATAGCAGATATTATGCTGTTTCTAAATCTTTCAACCTCTATTAATCTTTTATCAAATTCATCTTTGATACGCGCAATTTGACTATCTGATTTATTAAATTTTTCAATAACATTCTTCTTTATGAAATCAATAAATTTTTCAAGTGCATCACGCATTGCATCGTGTACACCTTCGACAAAGTCTTGTGCTAAAAGTGCTAATTGAGCAAGGAAAGCAGGTATTTTAAGAAAAAGTGATGATAAAATTGATGTTAAAAACTCAATGATATCAAAATCGATTAGATCAGGTACAAGACTTTTTAAGATATTAAGAATATCAATAATAGGTTGTGTTGGATCTATAATAGGAATTACTTTAGCAGCAACACCAGTTGTTGGGACAGCATCAAACATATTAATGACAGAATTAAGAAATGTATCCACATATATCTGATGCCATTGCGGTAGACGTTTTTTGTGTTCATCTAAACTATTATTCGCTGAAAATGAATCAGCTGCTAGCGGAATAGGTGAAGTAATTAGTGAAAGTTCTGCACCAACAAGATTGACTTTAGGTGCTGATCTGATTGCATCTTCTATCTCTATAATAAGCTGGAGACGTTGACTAAGCAAACCACTGTTGTCTAGAAAACCAACATCTTTTAGAGCGCCCATTACTTCACCAGCACTTTAGAGGCAAATATTCCTGTTCCCAATATAGATGGTGCGCCTATAATGCCACCGGCAGTTGAAATTATTGATGGTGCTTCAACATTACCTGGTGTAAGTTGGACTGCTTCTTGGCATAAAATTGCCTTATTAGCATCTTCACCGCCTAACTTTATAACGCTTGTTGCAGCTGGAATAATAACAATTTCACCACTACTTTTTATAACAATTCCGGCACCTGTGTCACCTACGGTAATTTTTATATCATTTCTTGCAATTAATCTGACCTGGTCACTCTTTAAAACAGCAGCAGCTGCTATTCCACTTTCATTAATTCCATCTATATCAATTGAAAATGATCTATCAACATCATCTAACATTGTTATGTAAAGGCGTGACTTATCACTATCAAAATTGACAGGTGCGTCTTGTGTAGCAGCAAGTTTCTTGTTTATTTCTTCATAATTTCTACTGTTTAAAACAACTTGATTATTAATAGTTCTACCTGCAACTAAGTCAATTGAACCTTTTCCCTGTCCTTTGTCTGTGCTAGTTCCAAGTGTAATTGATGAGTTGTTTGATCCTTGCAGGACTAAATCACCAGGATTTTTTACTATTCTAGGGACAGCCTCAGGTTGAAATTTATTTAAATATGTTGTAGAACTATTGACAATATCTTCAAAAGATTCAATAGAACCTAAAGTTCTATTGGGAATAAGATTTGAATGACCTTCAGGAAAATTTAAACCAGCAACGTTTTCACCACCTGACCATGCATCTTTTGCACTTCTTTTGTCTTCTGAGTTCTCACTATTAACTTGGCGTGTTATGTGTGTGTAGTTAGGATCTTCTGTCTGATACGATCCAGACTTTCTTGATAGCCAATAATATAAATTTCCCTCTCTGTAGACCCAAACTTCTTCACCTGGCTTTACAGGTAAGCATAAGTGCTGTGAGAAAAAAGGGTAAAGAATTCTTGCTTTACCCTTTTCATTTTCAATGTCAATTCCGACGATGCTATTGACAGGCATCTTACTAACGTAGTTAGAATTTACTACCTCTTTGAGGAGGCGATTCCTAACATCGTCTGTTAAAAGACCAGGATCATCATAGAACTCTTTAACAACAAAGGTTGAAAAGGGTTTCTCATTTGTTTCTTGACCTTTTTCAAATTCTTTTCTAGAAAGAAATGAGCCCCCAATTTGAGCAAAAATTGTGTTATTTGCTGAGCTCACTTAGTCCTCGCCGATCTTGTCGTAGATTGCATCCATGCTCATCTCCTTACTCTCCTCTTGCGCAATGAGCTCTGCAAGCTTAAGGATCTGGTCGTTAGCACGTGACATTCTCTCAATGTACTTAGTAACAACAGGACCGAGAATATTGTGGTTGGCAGTATTTCCTTTCACTTGCATAAGTGCATCTGTAAATAAGATGCCTGCATTCTCTCGGTCATTAACGGCGTTCTCATAGATTTCTTTCCAGAGGAGCTTCTTCTTATCTTCTGTTGATGTGAGTGTGTCAAGAATATCAGAAAACTGCTTAATCTTCTTCTCTTTCTCATCTAGCACATCCATTGCCTTTGTCACATCTGCCATTTTAGCTCCTATTAGAAAATATCATACTCACCTGTCAGCATGAGATCTTTGTATCGCTTTCGGATTCCAGACATTGCAATAGATAGCTGTTTAGGTGTAAGTCCTGTGATGTCACGAACATAGACAAAGATTGCGCGCTTATTCAAGATCTCAACATCGTCAATCTCATCAAAGATCTTCTTAATCGCTTCAATGCACCTAATCTCATTATCACACGTCATATCACATCGTATGTCTTCAAGTAGTGCGAAGATGCTTAATGTCGTCTCTTCCTTGATCATCTTTGAATCTTGATTCTGATCGACCGAGTAGTTCTCTAGGTCAATAAGCTCAATCTCGTTGATTGCGTCCTTGTCGTCGATGCTGCACATCCGCTTTGCAGCTTTTGCACGCTGCCTACTCTTGACAATAAGCCAATTCTTGGCTACAACGTTGAAGTAACTGAATGCCTTTGTGCCGCGTGAGGCATCAAACTTCTTAAGAGTTTCAAATAGAAAAGTGATGCAGTCAGACTTTAGATCGTCAAAGTTTCCGTGATTAACATTGAAGCCCTGTATAAAGATTAGGTTCTCAACAAGCTTGTCAAATGCTGGTAGGATCTCTTGGACGTATATTTCTTCTCTTGTGAGGTCATTAGACTCACTCTGAAACTTAACTATTGCATCATGTGTTCCAGCATGAAAATACATCTTCATGCCGGTGCCTGAAGATGACTTAACTGTCTTTTTCTTGTGCGCCATCTTCGCTCCCAACACTCTTTGTTAGAGCGTTTGCAATTTTTAAGATAGTTCCTCGTGCATCGTCTATCTCTGCTATCACCTGCCTAACTTCAACTGAGTCGAAGAAGACAGGTATCTCGAGGATCTTTGATAGTTTTTCGTAATTCTTATCTAGAAGATCTAGTGAATCTTCAACTGTGTCTTCTACTTCAATAATGATGCGACCAAATTTGTAGTTGTAA